GGAGGAGGTTTGCCAGTGGTCCTTTCAGGCCACCTAGAGACCCGGGGATTTCCTCCACAAAGGAGAAATGCCCATCGGCAATAGCCCTATCAAAGGCTTTACCGAGGTTAGGCATATCGATCATAATGATCGAAAACCCACGTGTGATTGTGCGTTTACGAAGATCTAAGTGAACCTTCGTAAGCAGCGGTTGTAGCTCTTGGCACACCCCAATCCAGTCTGAGAAGAATGGATCAAGTGGCTCAAGAGCAGCATGTCGAACATCCATATTCATTATAGGACCCTTTCTATGGGTGCTTGAGTGAGGATGTTGCGACAACCAAACGACTCGCCTACTGTCGGTGAAACCCGTCAGTAGTCTTCCACTTCGTTGCTGGTGACAACGCTTAGCCGATCTCGCGATCGACGAGCTTAGTCACATTAGCGCCAGTAAGGAACCCGACGAGCGCGTTAGCGCAATACTCGGATTCCGCGTCAACTTGTACGCCCAAAAGCGACTTGATGACGCACCAGGAGGAAACCTCCCGGATAAAGGCGCCGGTGGTCGGGTCATAGTACTCGACATTGAGTCGAGCCATGTGAGACTCACCAGCAGCCCCAGTCTTGGGGATGATGTGGTTGATTAGCAGGCGAAAACGCGTGTTCCCATCGTTGAGATAGTACTCGACGCCCGAGGCCAGGTTCTTGTCCTTATTCAGGACCTTCGCCACGGCATTGTGGGTAATCGTGATGGTTGCTGCAAACATGTTGCTCTTCCTTCTAAGGGTTTGGACGTATCTCTACGTTCTTACGCGGTCAACTTATTGTTACAATTGCCGCGCCAGTCGGTATGACCGACTGACTGCTAGGGCTCCAATTATCCGCAGTTGGGCGAACGATAAAACGCTCTCCCGGAAGGCGGGCAACGGAGTATATTTGTACACTTTCCGCTCCTTGCGCTCGGTTCGCCGAGTGCCAGGGACGAAGCTCAGATTCTTTGGGTTGGAAACCAAAGAATCTTCCCGGAGTACCGCGGATCTCCGCATAACGCAGAGGTCAGTCCACGTGAAGGGGATACCCCCACGAGTGGCAGCAAGGTAGTCACCAAAAGTGGTGAAGTAGTCTACCAGCCACGACCACGGTAACAGCTCCCAAGCTTGTGAAAGCGAGGGCCCGGAGAGCCCACGCACCGCTCTAAAGGCGGCCGCGTGTGTAGCCTCGAATGATGGGATCGGAATGAAGCACTTTGCCCACGCCGTATACCAACTCTCCCAGACAGAATGCTGGGTGTAGAAGGTCACGGCGGAGCCAGTTGCTCCAGACCACGTATTGAGTCCAGAGATGGACTGATCCCCAGTGCCAGAACCAAGCTTTCGCTTGATCCTAGTACCTTTAGCCAGCCGTTGCAGATATTTCTGCCTTTTCTCGGTTTCCTCTGTTAGGTCAATCATGGCCAAGAGGTCTGAGATTAAGGGCTTCCAACCAAATGCGTAAGCAAGGTAGGAAGAACCGGCATTGGGGCGCTTGCGCCCCCTACTCCGTATGAGGTCACCTATTTGGTGGATCATATGAGGTAGATCCTTCAATTCAGCGATGAAGACCGGAAGGTCTGTCGTCGGTGTGTTCGGGTTCATATTGGCAATTGCCCGTAGAGCCAGTTCACTCATTGAAGGGACCCCTAGAGGATCGCCCTGAAAGCAGCCTGAGACGTCGACGTACGACTTATTCGAGTAGCGGTCAAGGACCCATTTCGTGGTTCCCTGCATCCACTCGCCCGAAAAGTACGGCGCCGATATCTCCCTCCGACTTAGAATAAAGTCGTGAGGCACGGTGTATGGCCTCGAGAGAGAAAGTGTATCAGTACAAGCTACATCACCCTGAGGTTGGGAGCTTACCCAATCTTGGAACACAGTAGGTGCCCCAGTGGCCGGATACGCGGTAGCAGTACCGGGTATCCGAGGCCCCGTCTCAGTACGGGTTCGAAACCGTGACATGATGTAGCTTTCCTAGCAGTGAGGTTCAAAATGAAGCACGCCTTGCGTGCCGAGGCCCTGATTTCAGGGCC